GATGCTACCGGACGTGTCGGGCACGAAAAGCTCTGGACCGCCCTCACCGACGAGATACGCCATCCCCGCGGCTGTAGGCCCCCCGCGCTCACGGAAGCCGCCGAAAAAGTTGCCGATGCCGGAAAAAATGTCACCAATTCCGAAGCCGCCGCCTTTGCCACCTTTGCCAACAGCGCCGAAAAGCGTGTCTGCGATCCGATCAATGAACGGCTGTATTGCGCGTGTGCGGAGCATGTTGCTGATAAGGTCTTTGAACGCATCACCCCAAGATTTTGTGCCGACGACTGCGTCACCGATGGCATCGCTGACTTCGCGGATCGTTTTGGCTCGCTCGCGGAGTGCCAGCTTGAGTCGATCTTCTTCGATCTGCTCTTGGCGCATACGTTCAATCGTCTCTTCGAAAATTGGCGGAAGCTCCGACATGCGATCGGCAAATCGTTCGGCGAATTCCTCAGCGCCGCCCAAGCTGCTGATAACCTGTTCGGCGAGCGCAGCCTGCGTCGCTTGAAGGTCAAGACCGGCGTCGCCAGCGAGTCTCAGCGACTCGGAATATTCCACCATCGCTACGCCCAGCGGATTGATCAAACGCACAAGGCGTTCTGTCTGCATTGCCGCAGCTTCGGCGGCTTCCTCCGCTTCGCGCGCGAGCTGTTCGTTGAAATCTTCGGCGCGCAGCGCAGCGACAGCATCTCGAAGCGACGTGGGAAGTTCCAACAGCGAGCCCTTGAGCTCATCAAGCCCGCCCATTGACTTGACGAATTCTTCGGCGAGAAACCGCTGCGACGCCGCGAGATCAAGTCCGGCTATCCGCGCGATCCGAAGGCCGGTCTCGTATTGTTCGACCGCAATCTGCGTCTTATTGATGCCGTCGCGGAGACTGTCGTAGGCGTCCTCGTTCTCTTCTAGGAACGCCAAATCCTCGCGGGCTCGGCGCTGTGCGTCTGTCAGTTCCTCGACGCTGTCTGTGATTTCTTCGACAACTGTTGGTAGTCTGCCGCCTTGTTCAATCCATTCGCGGATTTCCGCAGCACGGTCCCGCGCATTGACGTCTAGAATATCACCGATCGGGCGCTGACCCCGCAGCCGCTCAACGCCGTCACCAAGCAAGTCAACCGCCAGCAGCATGTTGCCTGCTTGGGTTCCGCCCTGTTTGAACGCCTCCCAAAAATTGGGGTCGCTGAGAGCCCTAGTAAGCTCCGTCGCTTTTTCTGCCGCACCGGTCAGAAATTCGATCAGTCCGCTTTCACCGATCGCAATCTTAAGTTCGTCGAAAGCGGACTGAAGTTCTTTGGTCGCGCCGGCCAATCCCTCCATTTGCACGTCGGCAATCGACTGAGCGGTGCCGCCAGCCGTGTCGAGCGCGTCGTTTAGTTCAATCAGCGCGTCCGTGCCTTGGCCGACAAGCGCGGCCATGGCCGGTCCCGCGCGGAGGCCGAAAATACGGATGAACGTCGAGACGCTGTTGGCGTGCGGTTCGAGCTGACGGAAAATATCGGTTAGATCAAGCAGATCACCATTCGCGTCTGTCGTGACGATGCCGAGACGTTCGAGCTCATCGGCCGCCTCCCGCGGCGGGTCACTCAGCCGAACAATCGCGTTGCGTAATGCTGTGCCGGCTCTTTCCGCCTGGAAACCCGCGTTGCCGAGAATACCGAGCGACGCCGCGACTTCGTTGAACCGCAGACCGGCAGCGGCGGCGATCGGGCCTGCAGTAGAGAATGCCTCGCCGAGCTGCGACAGGTTCGTATTCGTGCTTGTGAACGTTTTTGCGAGCACGTCGTTTACGGTCGCCAACTGATCGACGTCAAGACGGTAGCCGCGCAGGATTTGTGATGCGATGTTAGCAGCTTCCGCGAGCTCGATTTGCCCCGCCGCCGCGAGATTGAGGACGCCTGGCAGCGCAGTAATCGACTCCGCCGCATCAAAGCCCGCCAGCACCAGAAACGACAAGGCGTCTGCCGACTCATTCGCGGTGAAGACCGTCGTCGCGCCCGCGTGTCTAGCAGCCCGCCTCAGCGCTTCGAAGCTTTCACCCGCCGCGCCGCTGACAGCCGCGACACGGTTCATTGACTTTTCAAATTGCGACGTTGTCGAGATAATATCTGACAGCAGGCGCCCTGTCGCGAAGCCCGCAAAGCCCGCAGCGACCGCTGTGCCGATCCGCGAAGCAGTCCGTCCAAACGCGTCAAGCGTATTGGCCGCACGCTTCATGTCTCCGCGGAATTTCGCGAGGTTAGCGACCAGGTCGACCCGAAGTGCGCCAATTGCCTGGGCCATTACGCGATTTCACCTGGTCGAGAGAGCATGAACATCATGTCTCGGATATGCTCCGTACGCTGTTCTTTCGTGAGCTTCGGCGCGTCGCGGGGCATGAGTCTGTCGAGCGACGGAAGACGCTTGCCTTGCGGGTATCGGATGAGACACGCGAGCATGTGCATCTTAGCGATCTCCTGCCGCCACATCTCTTTTGCTCGTTCGTTCTGACCGTCCGCAAAAAGATGTATCTCGCGGATTGTCAGTCGCATCGCGTCTCCCGGCAGGATGCCGACCGTGGCGGCCCGCAGGATCAGCGTGTCTAGAGAGGGTCCGCAGCGGCTTCGTTGCCCGCCTCCCCTGTTGCTTGGGGCATGGCCGCGGTGACCGCGTCCTGAATGCACTCGACTGCGTCGCGATAGCCGCCGAGGTCGGCCATAAGTTCAAGCGTCGACTTTTTCGTATCGGGCTCAACCGAGACGCAAAGACACTCGAGCAGCTTGGCGACATCGGAAATCCGGAGGTCGCTTCCGATTTTACTCAGTACAGAGACGAAAGAGGCGCCGAACTTGTCCTCAATTTTGGCGAGCGCCGAAAGGTCGGCGCGAAGCGTCAGCGTCACGCCACTGAGCGTGACGGACCGATCAGCAATCGTTGTCATCTTACGCTCGGGTCGTCGGACCGGTGCGACGGAACGTGACGCTCAGTGTCTTCTTTTCGCCGACCGGGAAACCGGGCGTGAAGCTCGCGACAATAGCGAGGAAGGTCCACGTTACTTCCGGGGACGTCGTCGCCTCGCGGACGCGCCACAGCCGCGCAGTTCCGGCGTTGAACATCGCCCAGACAGCAGCCTGCGTCGTGTCCTGTGGGAGATAATTCAGATCGATCGTAAATTCCTCGGCGTCGATCAGCCCGGCGATGTATTCGCGGGTCTGATTGAGCGAGTCTTGGTTGGTCGCCTCGACGAATTCCCGTGTGTGAGGGAGCGGGGGAATGTCAAGCACTTCCGCGAGGCGGGTGTAGGCGATGGGCGAAGCGCCGATCGTGGTCTCATATTCCAGGACCGTCCCGATCCCGAGAGTTGCTGCGGTCATCGTCTGAGGCTCCATGATGCCTGTCGATAGGAAGCATCATGGTTAACCCGAATGGTTAACGGTGTCAAGCGGTCGAGACGGTGATAGCAATGTCAAAGCCGCGGCGATAGGGCGAGCTGTCGCTCGCGTCCAGCGCGGACTCGAAAGAGCCGCGGGAATTGTCAATGAAAACGCCGTGAATGCGGATGGCCGGCGAGCCAGTGTCAATATGGTGAACACCGCTAATGCTCCCCTCGACAGCGTCTCGCACAGCAGCGGCGCTGGCAGCGGTAGCGCCCCAAAAATCAAGCTGCACCCGGTGCGTCACAACGCCGTCGGGTCCGTCCAGCGTATAGTCGCGGGGGCCGCTGATCTCCTGGTATGTGATTGCAGGATACGCCGGATCCTGCGGAAGAATATCGGGATAGACACGCGTCGACACAAGCACCGTGACCGCGGGGTATGAGAGCAGCAGATTCCGAACGGCGCTCTCGATCATCGTGCTGCCCTCAACGCTTTGCGGAATAGCCGCGCGGCGGCGGCGTCAATCTCTTTTGCCAACAGCGGCGCGAAACGTTCGATTACGGTTTTCTGTTTCTCATCCCATGCGGGGCGGAGAAACGGACGTGCGACAACCTGTCCGGTTGACTTTCCGCTCTTGTGCTGTCGCGGGCCAGTGCCGAACTCGATCAAATGCGCGTGTGGTGCATAGCGGTCGGACGTGCTACTATAGCTTACACCAATAAAAGCGAGGGCAACGTCTCGAGAGGAACCGTGTTGCTTGACAAACGCTCGCTGGCGTTTTTCCAACGCAAATGACGCGCTGATTGAGTCACGCAGGTGATGTCCTTCCTTCCGTGCCTCATCGTACGGCGCCAACTCCTTTGCGCGTGCGACAACGTCCACGCTGGCCTGCACGAGTGCGCGCTTCAAGACGTTTTTGCGGGTCGCGGCTGGCAGCGACTCCAGCGCTTTTTTGAGCTCCTCAACGCCCGTGATTCGCATTGTGACATCGGCGCGATTTGCCATTCGTTACTTGCTTTCCGGTATTGCAGTTGTAAACGCGTTCAAGCGTGGTAGCCTACTCGAGTTAAAGGGAGACGTCAATCATGGTTAATGACCCTATCTTTCCGTGCCGCAGCAACAAATCGCCCGCGACGCGACGCGGCTTCTACGACGCCAAGCCTCGCGGCGAGTGGGGCCAGCTCGAGCCCGAGCTTTGGGGACGGCCGACCGGCGACGGCTTCTTTGTGGTCGACGTCGACAGCAGCGACGGCCTGGACGCATTGCGCGAGGCGATCGGTGTGGAGCTGCCCGAGACGCTGACGAGTAAGACGCCCCGCGGCTTCCACGCATACTATCGGATGCCCGCGGGCGTGGAGATCAGAAATCGGCAGGGTGTGGTCCCTGGCGTCGACGTTCGCGGGCGCGGGGGCTATGTGATCTGCTGGCCGTTCGTGGACGCGGGCGTGCCGATCGCTGAGGCGCCGGGGGCGCTTGTCGAATTGTGTCGGCCGCGGGTCGAAACTACTCTGCTCTAGCTTTCGTCGCGATGTGCAGTCCTTCTTTTCGGCCGAGTTCGACCGCGCCAAGCACATTGAACGGGCGTCCTTGGTAGACCACGCGATGTGTGTCCGGGCGGACGTCTGGCGCCCACGGATACCAGCGGATACGCCACACTATGTCGACCTCAGCGAAACGCTGCTGCGCGGCGAAACGCTTAGTTGCGGACTGTGACTCGCGCTCCGCCCAAACCGTCGCAACGTTCGTCCACGTCTCAATTGGCTGCCCTAAATCATCCTGTACGACCGACACGGACTGCAGCGTGATCTGACGATCTAGACGCCCGGTTCTCACGGCGCGTCTCCCCACACACGGAAGCCCACCAAGCTCGTCATGACCTGGTGTAGTGCGTCTTGCATCGCGCCGTGAGCATCGTCGCGATTGTCGTAGCCGACCGTGATCAGCCGCTTTACAGCGTGCTTGATCGCATCGGGCGTCGTCTCAGAAAGTGGCGACCCCGCACCGTAGCCGCAGCGGTACGTGATCTGGACAGAGTCAAAATCATATCGCGCTGTCGGCCAAGACCCTTGGTAGATCGGCGCAAGCTGTGCGATGCCTGCGTTGACGCCGGTTTCCGCGATAACCCGATAATCCGTCCCCTCGATCAGTGCGATCGTCGATCCCGCATCGTTGACGTACGTAAACGACACGATGTCGATAAGTGGCGGATATGGGAGACGAATGTAGCAATTGAGAAACGTTGGCAGGCTGAGCCGCCACGTCTGAGGCGCGAGGGCGCGACCGAGCGGGCCAGTGCCGGCGTCAAGCAACTGCGTCGCTGTCGACACCAAGTCAGTAATTAGGGCATCTTCGGGATTCGTCGCCGGCGAGCCGGACGTGTCCACGCGCAATTGCATTCGCGCCTCAGCGAGCGTGAGGAGCGGCTCAGTCGGCGCGACAATTCGGGATAGATGGTGCTTCATTTAACCACGTTAACCATGTCGGACGGGATGTGTCAACGATAGTGCGTCTGAATCCAACTCACATCGGGTTTCAACTCCCACGGCTTGCGAGGGCCAGCAAAATTGACAAAGCGGGCGCCTTCGGGAAGCTCGCGGCGCCGCAGCAACGAAAACTTGTAGCAGCCGTCGGCAGCGCACCACGTCGCCTCTTTGCTCCCCAGCGCGTGAGCAATCCAAGCCTGATCGGTCCCGCCATAGCCGGCCGCTCGAGCGACGTCCGGGCTGGTTTCGGGGTCGAAACTTTCCCACACCTGCGGGCGCGATCCCGCGGCGATAAGCTGCATTGATCCGTTATACGGCGTCCGCGCGTTGGCGCTCCCCGCCATATAAACGACGTCTTCCGGACGATGCCAAAGCATCGTTATGTCGCCAGTGATCACCACGTCCAGGTCTAGACAAACGTAGCGCCCGCCAAACGTAGCGCCCGCCCTGGGGTGATATAAGCGCAAACGCCGGAAGCACGACTGCAGCGGCGCGTCGTGGTAATAATCTAGATTTGGCCTTACGGTCGCCCAATCCTCCGTGTCCGGAACGATCTCGACGCGGCTGTCAATTCCCTCAGAATAATTGGTGACGCAAATAGCGCGAAACGCGCTGGAATAGTTCCGTCGCACCATGCGGAACAACACGTTGACGTGTTCCGCAGTGTATTTGTGTCGACCGCCGTGCCAAAGGAAGGTGACGACACTTATCACTTTTTATCCTTCGCCAGATAATGTCCAGGCGTCGAGTGGCCCGGGTCAGTGTGCCATGTAATGTTTTTGCGCGGGCGAAGCGTATCGAGAAAACGAAGCCGCGCTGCGACATCGTGTACCTTTTGCGCCCCGCGGATTCCGTCAAGCAACAGCGACGCCCGTGTGATGCTAGGCTGCGCGCCCCAATGGATTGTACCACGTTCCCATTCGTCATCCATCGGTCGCCAAACAGCCTTGACATTGAGGCCCCATATCGTCGCGCCCGCGCGGGCACGGGGAGCGCCGGGACGGGCCTTATACTCGCCATAGAGGCGGACGCTGTCGGCGTCGCGGCGTTCGGGGATTGGCGCAACAAATTCCTGATCGTTCTCAAGATGCAAAATCCACTCAGCCCCGCGCGTTACAGCGTCGTGCCACATGCAGTGGAGGGCAGGGATTTGACCAAGCCGCCGCCCGTGATGTCGATAAACAGTTTCGAATCCTGCAGCTTCGGCGATTTGATCGTTGGACGTATCAACACTGCCGTCGTCGGCGTGTAGCAAGATGTATTGCAATTCATCGTTGTGTTCAAGAAAGGTGCGGACCGTGTCCGCCGTGAGGTGCGCGCGGTCAGCGGTCAAGAGACAGACTGCAGTCGTCACGAGACGCCCATCCAAACCGAATCATCGAACAGCTCGAATTTGTCAAACTCTTCCTCGACGGCCCGCTTGACGCCGGGGAATTTGTCTTGGAAATCGTGTCCGAGCACGTTCCGCGCTTTAGGCCGCCAAGCGCGTATGTCGGCCTTGCAGCCCTCATAGCGGTGGTCGGCGTCGATGAAGACGAAATCGAGATAGCCGTCCGGAATCCAAATCCCCGCGGCAGCTTTCAAGCTGTCCATCCGAAGCAGCCGCCCCCGCGCGCGAGCATGCTTGTGCCGCCAGTCGTCGAGATCACGATACACGGCTTCTAGATCAAGCGACGGTTCTTTTGGTCGCTTCAACTCTTTGCGTTGCGCGGCGTAAGCCGCCGTGTCCCACGTGTCGACGCCCCATAGTTCGAGGTCGGGGCACGTCGTGAGGAGATGTTTGTAGGTCTGACCCTTGAGCACACCGATCTCCGCGCCACGACTCCAGCCGTGATCTTTGATCAGCTTTTCCAGGACTTCCCAGCGTCTCAACTATTTGTCCTCCCGATTTGTTCTAGCGATCTCGCGAAGACACCATGACGCATACAAGTTACAAGCAATCGCGATGGCTAGCGCCGTCAACATAAGAATTTGATGCAAAGTCATCTCAGCACCGTCAGTGTGCGTCCCGCAAAGCTGCGCTTGGGGATATCACCGTAAGGTTCATGTTGCGTGTAGCGCTCCACACCGTAGCCGTTGGAGGTCGCCTCGTCTAGCAACTCTGTGAACAGTCGCCGAATATCAGCAGACGGATGAGTCTGCACCGGCCCGTCATACCAGTGTTTCATCCCCTTGGCCGCGAGCCGCGGGAGGGCGTATTCCAACTGCGGCTGCGTCGACATTTCTGTATAATGCAGGGCCTTGGTGTCGGGCGTCAGAACGTCGAGGTCGTTCCATGCGCCGTCGAAAATTCCGCGCATCTCGCCATAACGAAAAATGTCATAAAGCATCGACTCCGAGTGAGATGCTCGCTTCATGTGAGCGATCGGCGGTAGCCACAATCTAGCGCGAGCGCAATCCCACAAGCTCACGCACAGTCGCGCGTCGTGGCGGCCAAGCACGCATGCGCCGGCGTGCATCGCCTGATCGAAAAGCTCGGCGACGTCCGCCATGAATATGACGTCCGAGTCCGTGTAGATCGCTCGGCCTTGGAACTCGCACAGCTTCGGGACGGCCCAGCGGAAGCCCGAAAACGGCGTCGCCCATTCCGCGGTATGCCAACCCGCGAACGGCGAGGTCTGATCGCGGCTAAGCATCATCCAAGTGATGTCGACAGGGCGTGACGCGTGCTTGCGGATCGACCACTCAAGAACGGCCTGCGACTCGGCGTCGTCGTGGTTCGGCGCGCAGCCGACGAAAATTCGGATGGGCTCATTCATGGCTCAAAACCTCCCCGATCGGCTCACGGCGGAAGCACGTCAGAGCAGTAGACCTCGACGCGTTCACAACGTCAACGCCTAGCTGCTGCAGCTTGGGCGCCGCAGCCTCATACGCCGCACGAAA